CTCCTTTGTTAGCAGAAGAAGATGTAGTCTATATGAAAGCATTAGAAGCTGGAGATAGCTCTGCACAAGCAGCTAGTGTTACTAAGAAAAAGGCATTGAGAGATGCACCTGCTGCAAAAGCAATTACAGATGCAGATACTATTGCTAAGTTAAAAGCAGCTTGGGATACAAGTGTGTTAGGTGACAGTCCATACGCATAGGAGTAACGAATGGCATTAACAAAAGTACAAGCAGAAGGAATAAATTTAGCAGATACATTTGCTTTTAGTGGTGCTGTAAGTGGTGTTGGAGTAACAAATCTGCAATTTTTTAGAGTAGATGGTAATATTAGTACTACTACTTCGCCAACTGTAATTACATCTTATGCAGATGGGCATGACGCTCATTTATTTAAAAGAATAGGCACTGCATGGTCTAATAGTAGTGGTGTATTTACACCCTCTGCAACTGGACTCTATGAAATTATTTTTATAGCATCTTTAAGTACAAGTAGTAATAATGATTATGTTCAAATTGATTTTCAACGTAGTACAGACAGTGGAGGTGCTTATACAAATGAGGATTTTTATACTAGTGCAGTTCATGTAAATTCTGGGTCAACCCATCATCATCATAACTTTATCAGATATTATAATATAACAGATGCCACTACTTTTAGATTTAGAGTTAGATTATCTGCCGAAGGAAGCAATGTATTACTTAGAGGTAGTGGAAGTGTTAACTGGAAATCTGGATTATTATTTAAAAAAATAGCAGAAGCACAATAGGAGTTTAAAATGATAAAAATATTTGAAGCAATATTATCTATAAACTCAAAAGCTAAAGTAGATGTGCAAGGAAGTGATATTGATAATTGTAAAATAGAATGGTTAGAGGGAACAAAAGAAATATCAAAAGAAGATATAAAAGCAAAGATGACATCAAGGGAATATATATCAAAAAGAAAAGTGGAATATCCAACAATAGGAGACCAATTAGATATGATATATCATGCTGGTCAAGGTGGCGATGCTTTTCAAAAAGCAATCAAAACTGTTAAAGACAAATATCCGAAAGGTTAAAATATGCCATATATAGGTCGTTCAGAAAATTTTGGTGTAAGAAGTAGGTTCCAGTATCAAGCCAC